AAAGCTAAAGCTATGACTAAAGGGCAGATAAAATCAGCAGTTCAACGTAAAAGAGCAGCGGGTAATCCGGGAGGTAAACCAACTAATGTTAAAACGATCCTCAAATCCAAGAATACCAAGAAAAAAAGGTCAACCCGCAAGGTCTAAGAAACATTCTGACCTATATACGGATGAGAACCCTAAAGGTACAATAAAGGGGTTGAAGTTTGCAACAAAAGAAGATGCAACTAAAAGTGTTACTAAAATTAAGAATAGTGGTAGATCAAAAGCTCACAAGATACAAGCTGCTATAGCAATGGAACAAAGGGCAAGAGTTATGGGTAAGAAATCTGCTGCTGGTGTTTATAGAAGATATATTAACAGCGTGAAAGCAAAAAAATAAATGGCGACAACTACAGGTACAACTAATTTTAATGTAAATTTGAATGATGTCGTTGAAGAAGCATATGCTAGATGTGGAGCTGAATTACGTACAGGATATGATCTAGCCACTGCTCGACGTTCTTTAAATTTACTTACTATAGAGTGGGCTAATAGAGGTATTAATCTATGGACTATTGAAGAGGGGTCAGTAACTTTAACTTCTGGTACCTCTGAGTATAATTTACCAGTTGATACGATTGATTTGTTAGATCATGTTATAAGGACAGGGTCGGGCACTAATCAACAAGATTTAACAATAAGTAGAATAAGTGTTTCTACATACGCAGCTATTCCAAATAAAAATGTTACTGGTAGACCTATTCAAGTATGGGTGGATAGGCAGTCTGGAGCAACGAGTCCCTCCGGTGTGCAAAACCCTAAATTACATTTATACCCAACTCCTGATTCATCAACTACTTATACTTTTGTGTATTGGAGAATGAGAAGAATACAAGATGTTGGAAATGGTGTTAACACTCAAGATATACCATTTAGGTTAATACCATGTATGGTAGCGGGGCTAGCTTATTATCTATCATTAAAAATACCTGAAGCTGTAACTAGAATTGATATGTTAAAAATGGCTTATGAAGAGCAATGGTCTTTTGCATCCGGAGAGGATAGAGAAAAAGCAGCTATTAGATTTGTACCTAGAGAATTTTATTTAGGAGGTTAAGTGGCTAATCGTTTTGCTTCCGGTAAATATGCAATCGCTGAGTGTGATAGGTGTGGGTTTAGATATAAGTTAAAACAACTTAAAGCTATTTTTATAAAAGGCAAACATACTAATATTTTAGTTTGTCCCATATGTTATGAGAAGGATCATCCTCAATTAAGGTTAGGTCTTTATCCAGTGGACGATCCACAAGCGTTAAGAAACCCAAGACCAGATCAAACTAGGTTCCCTGAGTCTGAATCCAGAAGCTATCAATTTGGATTTAATCCAGTTGGTCTTAGTAACACGTATAATTTAAATATAAAAAATAATTTATTAGGTTCTGGAGTTGTTGGAACTGTCACAGTAACTACTACATGAGGTTTATTATGAAAACTAACAAAATGTCATCTAAACAACCTACTCAAGTCCCAATTCCTAAAGTTGATGGTTATCCTAATGATATACCAAACACACAAACAATGAAGACGCGAGGAACGGGTGCTGCTACTAAAGGTACAAACTCTTCAAAAAGGCTAGCTTAGTGAATTACGCTGAATTATTTGAAACTATTAAAGGGTATTGTGAAAACGATTTTCCTACCACTTCTTTTACTGATTCTGTTGGATCTGTTATTAATTTGACTAGCACGGAGCAAATTAATAAATTTATTACTTTAGCTGAACAAAGAGTGTATAACTCTGTGCAAATATTAGATTTAAGAAAAAGTGTGGCTGGAAATGTAACCTTAAACAATAAATTTTTAACTGTCCCTAATGATTGGTTAGCTACTTTTTCGTTAGCTGTAATTGATCCCACTAGTGGAGAATATTCATATTTATTGAATAAAGACGTAAATTTTATTAGGGAGTCTTTTCCTAATCCGGCTACAACAAGTAAACCTACGCATTACGCTTTATTTGATAAAGATACATTTATATTAGGTCCAACTCCTGATGCTGGTTATGAGGTAGAGCTATATTATTTTTATTATCCAGAATCCATAGTTACGGCGACTACATCTTGGTTAGGTAGTAATTATGATTCTGTTTTATTGTATGGATCTCTTTTAGAAGCTCAGATATTTATGAAGGGTGAAGCTGATGTTTCTGCAGCATACACAGAAAGATATAACCAGGCACTAGCAGGTCTTAGAATATTAAGTGAAGGTAAGAATCGTCAGGATACATATAGAAATCATCAAGTTAGATTAAAAGTGGAGTAGAATATGTTTAGTATAAAAGCTGGGAAAATAACCACCCCTATGGTAAAAACAAGTATTGATGGTGGTTTAGGTGTAGATGATTATGCAGAAATTTGTACGTTCAAGATTATATCAGTTTCTGAATCTGCACCTCCAGTTATAAAAGAACAAGCTAAATATTTTAAAAACAAAGTAAAAGATGTCATCAGAACTTACATTGAACAAGCAGTTGCAGAAGAAAGAAATAAATGCGTCGATATCTGTGCTAAAGGTGGACATGAAGATGCTGCCAATATTTTAAGGAGAATTTAAATGGCGATTACACAAGCTATGTGTACTAGCTTTAAACAAGAAATTTTAGTAGCTACACATAATTTTACAAATTCCTCAGGCAACACGTTTAAATTAGCGTTGTTTACTAGTTCCGCATCTTTAGATGCGTCTACAACTGCTTATTCAACATCTAATGAAGCTAGTGGGACGGGGTATTCTGCAGGTGGTAAAACATTAACAGCCACTACACCAACCACAAGTGGAACTACTGCATTTACTGACTTTGCTGATCTTTCATGGACAAGTTCTTCGATCACAGCGAGAGGGGCGTTAATTTATAATTCTTCTGCTAGTGATAAAGCTGTTGCTGTTTTAGATTTTGGGGCGGATAAAACATCTTCAAATGGTACTTTTGCTTTAGTTTTTCCAACTCCAGATGCTGATAATGCAATAATTAGAATAGCTTAATAGGAGAATAATTATGGCTCTTATAAAAGCTGACAGAATACAACAAACATCTACAACTACGGGTTCTGCAGATTTTACTTTATCTGGACATTTAGCTGGATTTAGGTCTTTTTCTGCTGGAATAGGTAGCTCAAACACTTGTTACTATGGAGCTACAGATGGATCTGCGTTTGAAATTGGGTTGGGAACATTAAATACAGCAGGTAATATTTTAGCACGAACTACAGTATTTGATTCTAGTCATACATCTGCTAGCACAGTTCACAAAGTAGATTTTGTTGCGGGAAGTAAAGATGTATTTGTTACGTATGCAGCAGATAAAGCAGTTCAACTAGATGCAGATGGAAATTTATCTTTAGATGCCACAGCAAATATAAGCACTTTAGGTGCTGTTTCTGTAGGTGGAACATTAGGTGTAACTAGTAATGCTTCTGTTACAGGCACTTTTACTTTTGCTACAGCAAATAGCACAGGTAATTTAGGCGTTGTTAAAAATGCTTCTGTAGGTGGTACTTTCACTATAGATAACGATTTAAAAAACACGTCGGGTAATTTAACAGTAGACCCTGCCACACAGATATTTGAAATAAAAGGAGATGGTGCCTCTGTTGAGGGTCAGTTTCAATTAAACTGCCACGCTAATTCTCATGGGCAAAGGGTAAGGGCTCAACCACATAGTGAGGGAGTTACTAACACTATGTTTTTACCTAAAGGAGCTAGTTCTACTTTGGTTTCACAAGTAGGCACTGCTACATTAACTAATAAAACTTACTTTGATACAAGTGGTGGTTTAAGACAAGTTCCTCAGTCTAGATCATTTGCTAGTGCTTTAACTACAGCAAGTACAACTGACATAGGCAATTTTATTTTTTGTGCGGGTACAGCTTCTTCAACTCAAACTTTAGTTATACCTGATGGTACATTTACTGCTGGTGATATATTTTCAGTTGTTAATAATGCAAAAACAGCAGAGTCTACGACAACAACTTTTTCAGCAGGTCAAGTATCAGCAGTTATTGCAGGTGCAGCTAGTGCGACTACTTTAATAACACTTGGAGTAAATGGTGTTGCTAGTGTGTTATTTACTAATGCTTCTGCGTGTGTAATTACAGGAAATGTAAGCTAAACAATGACGGGAATCCACCAACTTCTTTTTTCTAATTTTGCGGCTGGAGGTGCTTCTCCTACTGAATTGGAATTTTTAGTTATTGCAGGAGGTGCCTCAGGAGCAGCAGGTAGAGGCGGTGTTGGAGGAGGCGGTGGAGGTGGTGCTGGTGGCTATAGAAATAGCAAATCTGGTGAATCTTCTGGTGCTAATTCTAGTGCTGAGTCTAATTTATCAGTTGCAAAGGGAGATACACTTACTATTACAATCGGAGCAGGTGGTACAGGAGTAGCACAGAATACTACATCAAATAATGGTAATAATTCTGTCTTAGGTACGATAACTTCTATTGCAGGTGGTGGTGGTGGTTTTGCAAGCACAGGAGCAGCAGCAGCAGGAAAAACAGGTGGTTCAGGTGGTGGCGGTACTGGAGCAGGAGGTCAAGGAAATGGAGCAGGTGGTTCTGGCACTGCCAATCAGGGTTCAGACGGAGGTTTAGGTATTGATGCAAGTGGTAAATATGGTGGTGGTGGCGGTGGTGGAGCAGGTGCTACTGGTAGTAATGGAACTGGCTCTGTAGGTGGTGCAGGCGGTAATGGACTAGCTAGTGAAATAGATGGTTCTTCTGTTACAAGAGCAGGAGGAGGTGGTGGTGGAGTATATGTTGCTCATGGAAATGTTGGTTCTGGAGGACTTGGTGGTTCTGGTGGAGGAGGTAATGGCTCAAGAGGTCCAGTTTCTACTGCAGGAACAAGTGGTACAGCAAACACAGGTTCTGGTGGTGGAGGTGGTTCATCTCAAGGTGGTGGTTCAAATTCTGGAGCAGGTGGTTCTGGGGTTGTATTTATTGCATATGCAGATACCTTTGATGACTTAACAACAATTGGAGCAGGATTAACTTATTCTTTGCTTACTTCAAGATCAGGTTTTAAAGTTTATAAATTTACTGCTGGAAGTGACACAATTACTATTTAAGGTAAAAATATATGGCACATTATGCTTTTTTAGACTCAAATAATATAGTTACAGGAGTTATTGTAGGCAAAGACGAAACTGATACTTCTCATAATTGGGAAGAGTATTATGGTAATTTTCATGGTTGTGTTTGCAAAAGAACAAGTTATAACACTTATGAAAATAAACATTTGTTAGGCGGTACTCCTTTTCGTAAAAACTATGCAGGGATTGGTATGACTTATGATGCAAGTAAAGATGCTTTTATACCAATAAAACCATATACAAGTTGGGTTTTAGATGAAGCAACTTGTGTATGGAAAGCTCCTACATCTTATCCGACAGATGGTAAACATTATGTATGGGACGAATCTACTACTGCATGGGTTGAAGAAACTTTACTGAATGAATAATGAAAACACAAACTTCTAATAAAATAACAAAGGCTTTTAGGGACCTTCTTGATAAATTAAGGAGATAGCTGTGCTTGATCCTTTTACGGCACTCGCAGCAGCGAATACAGCATTTTCAGTAGTTAAGAAGGTTGTAAAAGCTGGTAAAGAAGCGGAAGACATTTATAAGTCGTTAAGTAAATGGGCAGGAGCTGTTTCCGATCTTCAGGAATGGATGGGGCAAGAAGAAGATAAGCCTAGTATTTTTAAGAAAATAACTTATCAAAAATCAGCCACATCAGAAGCATTTGATACATTAATAGCTAAGAAAAAAATCGAGGAGCAAGAAAAAGCAATTAAATCTATGTTTTACACAGGTGCATTATGTCATTTAGGTATAAACGGATACAGAGAGTTTATTAAACAACGTAGAGCAATAAAGGACAAAAGGGAGAAAGAAGTTTACGAACAATTGCGAAGACGTAAAGCCTTCTTCTATAATACACTAATGGGAGGTGCAATAACCATTCTTGTAACTATTTTAATCAGTATGATTTACTTTTTAATCGACATGATTCAAGAGGCAAGCAAATGATTAGCATATTTTTTATGTTAACAAC